TTTGCTTCCAAACCATCTGGTATATTATGTCCAGATATTCTATGTTGTAGCATATGCATTAATAGAGTCTTATCATCATGTATACGTTCAGACTTAAATATAGTATCTTCATCTGGAGATGTGTTTAGAAAACATCCAGAACATTCAATCCATCCAAATACGCTAGGGTATATGTATATATCGCTATCATAGAATCTGCTATATGCCATTATGATCTAAGCCTTAGCTCTCTTGTTATTATCTCTTCCGCCTGCCCTCTGCTATGGCAATAGCCATATGTGGCTATCTCTCCGTGCTTATATATAGTCCATTTAAAGGGCATAGGATCAAGTCTAAAGTTTGTTTCAAGTCTATTAGGGTTTCTCCCATTATTAGGTCCCGCTTTGAATTTAGGAACATATTCTTCTATCTCATGAAATAACATTAATATCCGCCCATACATTCATTACGAGTATGATAAAGTCTGATTTTAGTCATAGTCTTTCTATTGGGAGCATAAAGTTCTTCCCCACAGCAAGCTGCTTTTAGATACCATTCTTTAGCAAAGAAGTCATATTTGAGACCACCTAATTTAGCATATTTGTTTGCTACAAAGGTGGCAAATGGATCAGGTATCTCTAAACTTTGAATCATGCCCTAAGTATAATATATACGACGGGTTCCGTCAATAGGGTTCTTCTTTCCGCCGCACTTTTCGTTCGCACTAATTGCGAGTTATATTAAACTTATTGTGAACATAATAAACATATAAAAGGTTCATCTGTAGACTTAATAAATAGTTTATGACATTTGCTACAGGCTACCTTGTAGGGCTCCTGTAGGTCCATATAGGCCTCTAGGTTATCTAGGATACCCATTTACTTCCAATTATCTGGAATCATGTCCTCTGCGCCTAGCTCTTTTGCACGACGCTTAATATGTGCTTTAACTTTTGGATCTGATCCGCCACGTCCCCATGAACGAATAGCATTCATTAGGTCATCTTTATTACCTATTGGGTAAGATCCGTCTGGCATTGCATTACCAGCATTTGCCATTCTTCTTCTTGATTCAGCACTAAACTTACGTTTTACCAAGGCATATGGGTCAAATGATCCTTCAAAGATATCTTTAGATACTTTATAAGTTCCCCCACGTCTCTTATATTCTTGTACTACCCACCCATTTGCATATGCAGATGGATATACATCAAATTTTCTTTTTGCTTCAGAAATTATTCTAGAATATAGTTCTTTATCTGCTGGCTCACCTTTTCTAGGTTCAATTACACCATCATATTTATCTTTAGCTTTATCTAAATCTTCTACTTTTTTCATGCCATTATGTCCTTGGCACTTCTTCATATCGCATCCGCCGTTTGCTTTACACTCCATGCAACCTGCACAATCGCATCCTGCAGTATCTTGTGTATCTTCTGCCATATTATCTTCTTCAACTTCAACTGTAACTGTTTTAGTAATTGGATTAACGACATCATCAAACATATCTTTAATCTCTTCTACGATCTCATTTAGTTCTAAATTCTTTTTCATTGTTTTCTCCCTATTAACTATTTTACGAGACCAAGAGAATCCTGCATCCCCGCCCCAAGCTAGCCACATTATCTTTCCATTTGATGGATTTTCTGCGTTATCCCAATCTTTGCCTTGCTTATCTACTTCATGACGAGAGAAGAATGAGTACATTCTTTTAACAGTAGAAAGGCTTAATGTTTCGCCTCTTGCTAACTGACCAGCTCTTGTCCAACCTACAGCCGTTCCTGCTCCTTTAGCTTTGCCATCTTCTTTAAGCTTAATTGCTCTACGTGCAGCAGATTGCATTCCTGAAGTTGGTTTATATCCTGTTTTTTCGCTCATTAGTCTATTATAGCATTTACTATTTTAAAAGACCTTCATCAGCTTCTTTAAGCCATTGATCTTCCCATAGACCCATTAAGGATTCATTACCAATATCGTCAAAATAGTAACGTTTTAGTTGAGGGTTATATGTCCAACCATACCATCTATTTCCTTCGGACCAAGTTAGATTAGTTGGATATAGACGATCATGTTCCCACATAGCTTTATCTATAGATTGATATAGTCTTACTTCATCAAAGATAGCTTTGCGAAGTGGATCCCACCTAAAAATTCTATTAACTAACCAATCAATCATTTTCTGGATCCTTTTCCCATGTAAGCTTTCCATCTTTATATACTGGCCAATATCCTAATGACCGCCAATCCATCTTCATTATCTTAGGCTCTTTCATTCTTTAATTATATAATATTTATATGGGAGAGTCAAGAGTTTCATCTATAGCATCATCTATAGTTCTTGAATGTTCTTTTGAACAGTTCCCGCATTCTTTACACATAATTATCCTTAAATAAATATAGCCCCAGTTACGGGGCCATATTCAATATATAGTTAGACCTTCTTTGGTCTTGTCTTCTTAGGTTTTGGGTCCAAAGAAGTTTCTCTACGTATACCGTGACTATTTATATCTATCTTCATTCTTGGCTTAACACCTTGCTTTGGATATTTTCTTGTAGCTTCACGACTTGTTACCGCACCAGAAGCAGATCCTGCTGCTGGTGGTGGCGTCATTCCAGTACCATCATCTTTTGTAAAATTACTCATTAATGAATTGTCTTGTCTGCTCTGGTGTTGAAGTCATGTCTAAAGTTAGACCTGATTCACCATCTCTTGAAACATCTGTAATTGTAACTGGAACAATACCAGTTGAGCTTCCTAAAGCTCCACATCCGCATACGTCACACATAATTACATGTTCTCCTTATTATTTTCATTAACAACATTAATATCTGCTTGACCCATCATCAATGTCATATCTTCAGGACGTTTCATTGAAACTCCCATAAAGTCTTGGCTGCCACAACCACACATATCACACATTATTAATTCATTCCAATCATGTCTGACTCATCTGGACCTGAAATTGGAAGTGATCCTGAAGATCCTTCTCCATTTAATCCTGCATTTCCTTGTGAAGACATATCCTGTGCTGCAGGAAATGATCCTGTTGCTGGTGAATAGTCACCTGATGCATTAATATCATTTGTTCCCGCTGGATTTCGATTTGCTGAGAAACCGTCCAAGTTAATTCCGTCTGTCATTTTATTACTCCTATAGGTTGTATTTAGATGGGTCTAGAAATCCATCTATGAGTCTATTATAGCATTTAGTTGATTAGGATCTATAATATTGATGCCAGCAATGGTCGCAAATATCTATTATGCCGCCTTCTGGCTTAGCGGCTATTCTGGTAGATTTATTTTTACATTCACCCCATTCACAAATTTCACCAAACATTATTTAGATCCTTTGGCTGTTTGGCCACGGTATCCTGTCTTTTTTTTATTCATTGAGCCAGGTTTTTTATACCCTGCACCGTTTGGAGTTGCTGCAATTCTTTGTTCTAATGCTTTTTTAATTTTATCGTGGTGTTTACCCATTGTTTTTTTCTATTATCCTAACTATATATCTTATAACTTCGTGTGGTCTCCACTCTGGAGGCAATTCTAAATATCTTATTTCATCCGCAATCTTTTTTCTATGTTTTTCATGTAAGTACTCTGTAAGATTATCCATAAACTCATTCTATCATTTATAAGATAAAGGGGCAAGACTTTTAGTCCTGCCCCTTTTAATTTAAAGAATTACTTCTTTAATGATACTTTAGCCTTTGGATTCTTTGTATTCCACTTCTTTGCTAAAGCATTATACTCTGCAATGTAAGTAGCCTTAGCAAGATCTGCTGCTGCTTGAATTGTTACAGATGTTGCCTTTGCATCTGCAATTGCTTTATCTGATGCAATCTTTGCATCTGAAAGTGCTTTATCTGCTGCAACCTTATCTGTTGCACGACCAGACTTTTCTGATGCTAGTTCTGCCTTAAGCAAAGCAATCTGACCAGCAAGATCAGATACTGTGAACTTAGAAATTGCTGACTTAACTGGAGCAGCAAGACCTGTTACTGCTGTTGCTGAATTAGCTCCAGTTGCAACTACTGTTATTTCTCCCGTAACTGCTGTAGCAAGTGCTTCTGTTTTAGAACCAAACACTGTTACTGGAGTTACACCTACTGCAGATGTAACTGCTGAGGTTGTGAGCGTTTTTGTAATAGAAGAATCAGCAAATGCTGTTCCAACTAAAGTAACCATAATGGGCTCTGAGGCAACTGGATTTCCAAATACATCTGTAGCCAATGCTGTAATTGTTGGAACAGTTCCAACTGCTGTTGCAGAAGGTACTGAAAGTGCAACATTATATGCTGGACCTGCTGTTCCTTGAATATAAACAATTGTTGAATACGCACCATTTACAACAGTTACTGATCCAACTGTTGCTGAAGTTGTATATGCATAAACAGTAATAGCTGTACCAGCAGATGTTGCTGTGTATGAAGATGTCCCAGAAGCAGTTGTTACTGTTGCTGGAGATGTTGTATTTAGTGCTGTAACCAACTTAACTGTTGATGATGCAGTAAAAGATACTGTTGTTCCAGTATCTGCTGTTGCTACAATAGACAAAGATGTTCCAGATGTGATCTGGTTTGCCGATGGTACTGCAACTGTTGCGGGTGCTGCGTAAGTTGTTGTGTTATTAACTGATGCAACCGTAACGGCAAGTGGTGCTGCCGAAGATGGTGCTACAGAAATTCCAACAAATGCTAGGGCTGCAGCGATAGCAATTGAGATTTTCTTAAATGAATTCATTATTCTCCTTATTTAAATCTGATTTAAAATAAATCAGAAACTTAGTGTAATTCATGTATTTTTACATGAAACGAACATGGGTCTCCGCCTTCTTCCCATTCTTGCATTTCTGCATCTGACATTGGTGGGCCGTCATGAGTATCACAAAATACATCTGATACCCACCCACGATCATAACCATTTTTAAGCCATATCTCAAACTCCAAATGATTAGAATCTTCTGAATTAAATTCTAAAACCATTCTGACAACTCCTCAAGCATTTTATGCTTTGGTTTTGCTCCAATAATTGTTTTAATTGCAACACCATCTTCAAATAAAATCATAGTAGGTATAGAAGATACTGAATATTCAACAGTTTTTAATGGATTATCATCAATATTTAATTTACCAACAAGTATTCCATGTTCTTTTGATATCTCGTCTAAAATTGGCGATACTTTTTTACAAGGTCCACACCATTCCGCCCAAAAATCTATAAGAACTAAACCATTAGATGTAATAACTTCATTAAAGCTTTCATCAGTTACTATCATTAGGCTTTAATTCTTCTGCTGCTGCATTAAACTTATTCATAAATGTTTGAATAACCCATACTGCAGTTTCTCCAGCATTTGTTGACATTGCTTTTGAAGTTTCTTCTGTTCTATCTTCAATTGCAAGACCGTTATACCACTTTTGATATAACTCTTCACCAATTTCTTTAATTATTTCTTCAAGAACTGTTAATTTATTATCCATAGTATTATTCTACTAAATATTGACAGATTGTCAATAGTCTATTCGTTGTCTAGTTTATTTAATTTAGCTTGATACCATTTGCCAGCATCCAACTGGGTAGGCGATTGCATACCCTGAGATTCTAATAGATTAGTTAAGGTTTGTGTATACAGTTCAACTAACATTTCAAGTCTAACTACTTGCATTTCTAGCAACCTTAGTCTTTCAGATTTTCTCATATTTATTCCTTTCTATCTACGGGGGTAGGTGCCGTAGCAACACTACCACAACTGACACATTCCATATCTAGGAAGTATGTGGCAATTTCAAAATCTTCAAAAATAACCTTAAGACTCCATATATTTGATCCACATGGACATAGGTGCGTTGGAGTGCCTCTTAAATCAATAGACTTGTCATATGTTTCTGGACGAAGTTGTAGTATATCATCAGTATGTGTTCCTTGTCGTTCTACATCTTCTTTATCTATAATTGCAATTTCATAGTTTTCTAAAAATAAATTTACATTTTTTTTAATTTTTAATGCCCAGCGATATACTACTAATGCAAGTATAATTACTATGAGCCACTTCATAGTTCTATTATACCTTATACTTGGATATATGTATAGGGGGCAGATACACTCATATTAAATTCTGATGCTGCTTCTAATGCTGCTTTTAAGCGTAAGCGTGGATTCTTTTGATTTTTTGTAGCGTATAAAGCACCAAGGGCTATCTGTCCGCCGCTTCCTTCCGCCATATAGTTTACAATATTTTCACCTACGTGAAAGTCTTCATCAATTGTAAAAACTCTTCCGCATACACCAACTATAAAAATTCCGCCTGTGTCTTCTTCTGATGAAGATCCAATAGAGCCATATCCGTTATCTTTAAATGCTTGCTTTACAGAATCAATAAATTTAGTTCTCATAAATTTATCTAATCCTGAGTTAGTTTTTGTTGGAGTATATTTTGGTGGGGTCCATGAATATTGAAGAATTTGTCCCATTCGAAATGAATCTGTAAATGCAATTCCATATTGTCCTACTTTAAATACTTTAGGTTCTTTTCTAGCAAGTATCCAACCAGTTTTATCATCTGAGGCGGCATGATCTGATGCCATATAGACTACACCATTTTGAGCTATTGCTACTATACAGGTCATAATCCTAGTATACTAAATATAAATTCGAAAGTCTATTCGTGAAGGCCTATATGGGTTAATTTAATTAAAGTTTCTTCAAGCTCAGCCTTGACTTCAATTAACTCTTGCAAAGCACTGTAGTATTTATCTCGCCATTCTGATAAATCCTTTTCTAATTTATATAATTTAATTTCAAGATCTTTTAAATCCATTTTAAGCAAGTCTTGTTCACGCTCAACAAGCCTAGCTTTTTCTCTTTTAGATTCTTTGATGCCAGATACCAAGGCTGTTCCCATACCGCTCAATATTGAAGCGATAATTACAATAATTACAGAGTTGGCATCCAGGGTCATAATAGTTTAATTATACCCTAAATTTAGTGCTAATACTTAATTAAACAAGCAGTTCAGAGGCTGCAATTTCATTTCCTATATATTTCTTTTTAATAATAAACTCTTTAACTGCATCTGATCCTAATTGCCTGCCTGCTAAAATTACTACCCATCTAGGCTCAAACTTAGATGATATGCATGTCTCACACATTAATAAGTTAATTGGAATTAAAATTGATTTTCTTACGTTTAGCTTGTTCTTAGTCTTGTTACATGAGTAACATAGTATTTTTTCCATTAATTAGATTCCTCTATGTGTTCAAAAACAATTTCATCCATTATGGTAAATTCATCATTTTCTAACACTTCTTCTATTTCAATACCATCTTTTTGGTATTTAACTTTTGATGCATATAGGCCCAAGCTTTCTACTGAGCCATATACTCTTTCAGCATGAATGAACACGATCTTAATTATTTCGTAGTATTCTCGCACTTGGTACCCCCTCTAATTCGCACCTTACTCCGTAAGATTCGATTAACTTTTTAACTTTTCCAACGTAATCAATTACCATTTCTTTTTTAATACCTTCGTATTGTAAAAAATTATCTTCATATAGTCTTATTGTTAAAAAATCTGGGTACCTAACTATATCCATTTGTAAATGAATATCGGGCTTTTTAATATCTCTAATTCTTTTTGCCATCTCTGGTGTATAAAAAACAGGTTTATTTGGTTCTCCTGTCCACTCATTTACACCATATTTAAAATGGTCTTTATCTTTATTTATAAATTCCATTTTTAATCCTAATCTTTTTCCAAACTTCTGGTGTTTTGTGTAAATTTCTTGTTTTATCAATGGATCCAGAATTTAAATAAATTCCTCCCCATACTCCTTGCTCATCATTTTCTACACCAGCTTGATAACACATCTTTGATACTGGACAACTAAAACAAGCCTCATCAATACTTTTTGCTATATTTACATCGGCTTCATATTTATCATAAAATAGATTTGTATCCATACCTCTACAAATTCCAAGGTGGAACCAATCTAAATCATCTTCATCTACACCTAATTCATTTAAAATGTTTGACATATTTGCTTGGCAGCTTCCAGATACCTTGTTCGTTAACAGCAATTCTTTCTGTAACGCCCCACTGATCTTTTCTAAACATTCCCTTTAGATTAGTAAAGCCGCCTGGATTTTGTTTCCATATTAGTAAATCGTAGTTATCCCAATATGATTCTTGACTTTTTGTTTTAGATCTTTCTATAAAGACCTCTACACCTTTGAGTGTAAGATAAAGCATTTCTTTCCTATCTAGTAAGTCCGCCTAGATTTTTTGCTGGTCTGGCAAGTATCGATCTTGCTGCGTCCGAATTAACAGTTCGGCATTCTACCATTGAATTACAGACCATCAAAAAGCAGAAACCGCAGTCTCTGTGTATTATTATACAGCAAAAACTGCGGCTCTGTCAATGGTTTATTTATTTTTTTCTGTTATTTTGACTATATTAACCTTTTTAATTTCATCGTCTATGTTAAATATATCACCAACGTAGTCTCTGGCGTCTGTCTCATTAAAGGCTGTTACCTCTAACTCTACATCCATTTTAACTTTATAGGTGTTCATAGTCTAATTATATCACTTTGCAGCTTTTTTATCTACTGCTGTAAATGCTGCATTAATTTCTGTTACAGTTAATTTACCATCATCTAAAAACCCACGAGCAAGCTTTTCAACTACTGTTGCTACTCCAAGTGTTCCAGCCAATACGACTGCTTTTGCTGTGCTAATACCTACAACTGCACCTGCTCCAATTACAGATAATCCAGACGCTGCAAATACTGCTACAATTCTAGCTAAAATATTATTAATACTTGCAATTGCGCCTCCTCCAACATGTGTTGGTTTTTCAATATATGCTTTAGCCATTATTATTCCTCTCGATTTCTAATTGGATATGAAACTGCCCATACAATAAATGTTGCAATGATTGCATATCCTACAATTGTTTTTGCACTTCCATCTAGAACAACCCAGGCAATAAACATACCTAAGAGTGTCCACAATTGATCAGCCATATCTTTTAATATTTTTATCATGGTTTTCTCCTTCTTACTCCCTTGGATTCGCTAGAAGCTCCTCCTCCACTTGATCCTCCAGAATTATTTCTTGTTGATCCTCCAGTGGGTGTTGCTGCAGCAACTGCATTCATTGCTGCACCTGTTGCTACTACTGTAGCCACAACCATTTTTGTTGCTTCTTCTCTTTCTCCTGGTGTCATATCTGCACCAATGCTTCCAAGAGCTTGTAGTGCCGCTCCTGGGTCTGTAAATACTGCGTCTAACAGTGCTCCAGCATCTGTTACCATTGCTACGTTAGCTGCAACTTCTGCAGTAATAACTAATGCTTCACCACTTTCTGAAGTTCTGACTTCAACTGGTGTATCTGGAGGTAAATCTTTATACTCAATACCAGAGGATGCAATTTGTGATGCAGTAATTGTTTGACCAGATTCTAATGCTTTTTCAATTAATATTTCTGCAACTGCAGCTTTTTCTTCTTTATTTAATTCTTTACCAGATTCTGCTGCTTTTTGTGCATCAGATAAAGCTTTGTCTTTTTCTGCCTGTATTGCTTTTTCTTCAGCTATACGAGCATCTTCTTTAGCCTTTAGATCTTTTATTTCTTTTTCTTTTGCCGCTTTTTCAGCTGCTAATTTTTCTTGCTCCGCTTTAATTTTTTCTGCTTCAAGTCTAGCATCTTCTTCTGCCTTTGCCTTTGCTTCCGCCTCAGACTTTAGTCTAGCCTCTTCTGCTAATTTAGCTTCTTCTTCTGCTTTCTTAGCAGCAGCTTCTGCTGCTAATCTTTCCTCTTCTGCTTTAGCAGCAGCCAATTCTGCAGCGATGCGATCTTCTTCTGCTTTCTTAGCAGCAGCTTCTGCTGCTAATCTTTCCTCTTCTGCTTTAGCAGCAGCCAATTCTGCAGCGATGCGATCTTCTTCTGCTTTCTTAGCAGCAGCTTCTGCTGCTAATCTTTCCTCTTCTGCTTTAGCAGCAGCCAATTCTGCAGCGATGCGATCTTCTTCTGCTTTCTTAGCAGCAGATTCTGCTGCTAATCTTTGTTGTTCAGCCAATGCTGCGGCTTCTGCTGCTAACTTATCTTTTTCTGCTTGTACTTTTGCTGCTTCAATTGCAGATAATCGATCTGCTTCTGCTTTAGCTGCTAATTCTGCTGCTAGTTTTGCTGCAGCTTCTGCTTCAAGTTTTGCTTTTTCTGCTGCAATAATTGCTGCTAATCTTTGTTGTTCTGCTAATATCACAGATTGTTCTTTAGCTAATTCTTCTGAAGTTTTACCTATTTTAATTGTTACTACATTTGAATTCTCAGAGTATAAATGTAATGTATCATTATCTGATCTAATATGAAATGACCATATTGTTCCGCTTGGCATTAAACTTTCAAGCAACGAATGACTAATAGTTATATTTGTATTTAAAGCATTAGAATCTCCAACATTACCTGTAGCAATACCCCAACCATTGCATTTATCACAGTTAAAACTAATTGCATATCTTTCTGGCTGTCTTGTGCCACTATTTGGAGAATCCCAAGATAGCACTGTTGATGTTGATCCATCTACTACGGATAGATTTCTTGGTGCACCAATTGTAATTAATTCTGAGGTTGGGTTAACTGGAGATATTTGTAATTCTTGAATTGATAATGTAACCGACAAAGATTTACGTGTTCCACCGCATGGATCTCCAAAGACACCATTTGTAGCTGAAATAGTTAATGATTCATTTTTGATAGCCGCCTCTACAATAGATATAGAGTTTATTGCATGACATCTTCCAATTGTATAATTTACTGGTGTTCCATATGAGGCAAATAATACACGATCAATTTTAAAACCAGATGGAGCAGACAGTGTAAGCACTTCTCCTTCTGAAACTGTAGCAGATATTTCTGATGTTGCCCCGCTAGAATCAGCTGGTATAGCAAAAAGCCAACCTGTAGCAAGCAGGAAGGCGCAAAATATTCTTAACTTTCTAGTCAACTAGGTATCTCCTAAGTAAAACAATATTTTTGTTTACTTAGTAATTATATCAGAATGTTGTTTTAAATTACTTAGGATTATCTGTTTTGTAAAACCCATTGCCTTTAAACTGAATTCCAAAAGGAGTAAAGTGTCTAGTCATTTCTGATTCACATTCAACACATGTGTAACCTGGATCATCGTCCATTATTGATCTGTGTACTGACATTGTTGCATGTGCATCATCTTCAGTGCACTTATATTCATATACTGGCATTGTGTATCCTTTAATGTTAGTGAGCAGTTTGCGGACATACTCAGGTCCATCCTGCGGGTAGCGGCCCGCTATCTGCGACTCCCCAGTGACGGGGTGCAGATTTCTATTATACTATTTCTTTGTTCTTTTTGTTTTTACTTCAGTATCTCTAAGATCTTCAAATCCTTCTATTTCATCAAAGTCATGAATATCAAACTTAACTGGTCTTTCACTTTCTGGAATGAACTTAGTTAGTCCTACCATTAAGATTCCGTTTGAAATAATTACAGAATTAACCTTTACGTATTCTGCAAGCGAAAATGTTTTAACAAATGAACGTGCTCCAATTCCCTTATAAATATATTCTTTAAGAGGGTCTTCATGAGAAGCACCTTTAATTGTTAGTACATTTTTATCTTGTTCTACTTCAATGTCCTCTTTATTAAATCCTGCTAAAGCAAGCTCAATAACATACATATCGTCTGAGCCTGTAACCTTAGAGATATTATGAGGTGGATAGTTTGATGTATTTCTATTTATATTTTGTAGATCTTTAATTTGGCGATCAAAGCCAATGAAAAATGGATCATTAAAAAAATCCAGAGTTGTTGTTACCATTATATTCCCCTTTCAAGCGAATAAATTAATATATGGACCCTCTAATGAGCGATCCATATATTATTATAGCAAAATATTTCTAGATTGTCTACTTCTTTTTAGCCCTTACTTTTGCAAGTGCTTCAAAGTCTTTTACCTTGGTATCCCCAAGGTATCCCCAGGCATATCCATCAGCAATCATTTGTTCATTAATAGAAATCTTAGAACCATCTAAAAATACCCAACCAAGGATACGTCCATATTTTTCTGATGAGTCCATTTTTTCTGTTTTAATGACAACTTCTTTAGCGTCTTTAATCTTAGACTTAACATACTCTTTAGCTTCTAGCCCTAGAACTTTTTCCGCTTTATTTGTAGTTCTACTTTCTGGAGTATCAATTCCAGCCAGTCTTACTCTTGAACTAAATGATATGTCAAAGCCTAGATCAATTTCTACGTCTATTGTATCTCCGTCTACTACATTAGTTACTTTTTTAACGTGGTATTCGTACATTACTTAGTCTTCTTAGGAGCTACTTTTTTTGCTACTGGCTTTGAATCTGTTGCCTTTTTAACAGGAGCGGGAGCTAATTTATTTAAAAGAGGTGCATCTTCTTCTCCAGCATATACTGGTCGTCCCCATCCTACAACAGCATTAAGTAACTTCTTTTTGTTATCTTTTACGTACCCACGAGTTTTTTCAACGCACATTCCACCGTTTCGTTGATCTCCCTTTGCAGTTCCAGATGTGTTTCCTTCAATAACTTGAATTGTTCCATCGCCATTATTTTTAATGCAAAGACCAACATGCGAAATACGATTTACACCGTCATCTGGAAAATCAAAATAAATCCAGTCTCCAGCTTGAGGATCGTCGTTGCGTGCATCTGACCATCGTCCTTCTTTTTTAAATTGATCTGATGCTGCAACTGTCGATGCAGACTTAGGAAACTTTGCAACACCTGCTGTCATTGCACACCAAGAAACAAAAGACTGGCACCAAGGTTGAAAGTTTACTTTCATCCATGCTCCGTACTTTGTCTCATTATCTTTTGGACCCTCAATGGTTCCAACTTCTTTTTTTGCAACCTCAATGATTGCTTCTAAACTTCCTTTTGTTGCCATTTTATTCTCCTTAATTTACAGATGTTTTTAATGATGATGAAAGTTGCCATGACCAGAACTGATGTTGATCAATTCTTTCTGCAATAAAGTTTGCAAGACCCTGTTCATTTGCAGCATTTGCCATATCAAAACCATCTTTTAAATCTTTAATTATTTGATTATTGGAATCAAGTAAATTACGAATCATTTCCATTGGGGATGTAGTTGGGAAATCATACTTTACATTTGAAGCCTGCAAGATTTCATCAATTTGAAATGGTGCAAGGCTGCCAAGTTTTCTTGACCATTCTGCATAAGTATCGATTGATTCAAATACATCTTCATAAATTTCTTGAAAAAATGCGTGAAGTTGTTTAAACAAAATTCCTTCTACATTCCAGTGATAGCCGTGTGTTTTTGTATAAAATACAAAAGCATTAGACTGTAATTGTTTAAGTTTATTTAATAGATCCATATTATAAGTATACCATTTCTGTTATTCAGCTTTCCACCATGGATTCGAACCACGATTCTCGCCTCCAAAGGGCGATGTCCTGCCGTTGGACGAGTGGAAACTGGAGCGGATGATGAGAATCGAACTCACCCCTTCTGCTTGGAAGGCAGAGGCACTACCAATATGCAACATCCGCATTGCGCCCTTAAAGAGATTCGAACTCCTGGCCTAACGGGTAGAAACCGTTTGCTCTTCCGCTGAGCTATAAGGGCATTTAATCATTTGGAATATCTTCTTCATGCATATTTACTTCTATTAATCCTAATTCTTTAGCCATTTTATGTCCCTCTTCTGAAATTTCAATTATTGCTTCAAGATTGTCATTATATGAAATATTAATAAGTCCAGCCTCATACATTTCAATTAAAGATCTATCAACATGTTCTTGATGAGCTGCCCAAAGTTCTGGTGCTATATCTTTTGCTTTTTCTGTAATTTGAAAAATAAATTCTCCATGCTCATCCATGCCTGATAATTCAACTGCACCCATTTCCAAATACATTGCTAATTTATCATCATCATTCATGTTATCTCCTTGTGCAACAAGTAGGACTTGAACCTACGATTACCGAATTATGAGTTCGGGGCTTTAACCAACTAAGCTATTGTTGCTTAGTTGTATATTATAACGTGCCGTCTTCATTTTTGTCAATAGTTTCTTCTACTATTTGCTGTACATATTCTGAAAAATGTTTTCTAATATTACCCATTGGTCTATGACCTGCAGCAATCCAAATTCTTTTATATTCAATTACATTGGTAAATGTAGTTGGGCATAAAACTATTTCATTATACTCTTTTAGTACAGTTGGAAGTGGAACATGCTTACCGCAACATTTACATTCTTTAGCTTTTTCTTGATAAGTACTCATATTATTGTCATCCTGTCCATTGCATCTCGTAAGTTTTCTGGCATTCTTGGTGCCCTAATCATATTGTATGAGCTAGTTTCTCCATCAGCATCCGTTCCAAAATCATTGTCATAACTCATAGACTCATATGTATGTATATTTATTTCTTCGTTTGTATCAAATTTACTTCTGCTAATAGCATTATAAATAGCTCCACAAACTGCGTCCGCCAAATCTTTTGAACCTTTTCTTGGGTGGTCAACCCTGTCTCTCATTATTTTAAGTTGTAGCAATTCATCAATAAGTAACTGTATATGTGGGCCAGACAATCTTTCTTCCGCAACAATCATTGCCATATCATCATAATGTTTTTTAGAAACAGACAGAATCTCTGTATTGATTCCGTATTGTTTTAATTGTTGCATCATATCGTGAGAGTTCCATCTGTCAAAGGTGCATACACGAATTTTAAATCCTCGTGTTTTTAATGAAAGAATATAATCTTTTACTTCGGTAAAATCTACAGACTTATCTTTTGTTGGTGTCCAAAATCTTACTGCGTCTATCTCAACAATTGGTGCTGGCTGAGAATAAGTATCAGTAACCTTAACATTAACCCATTTATTTACATGCCCCATTGCTACTGCACAATGGTCATGCTTCTGAGCTAAATCTACGTGCAAAAAATATTCTTTATCTGGATCTGGTATAAACCAGTCTTCAAGTCTGCCAAAATTATCTACAGCAAGATGCCCTTTATTAAAAGACTTCTCAATCTTTTCTCTTGATTTAAAAAATGCATCAACAGCATCAGGTGGCATACATGCAAATCTAGATAAAGCATCCAAAGGGTTAGTAAAGAATGCTACTTTAAAATCATCAATCTTTCTAACTGGGTTAACTTCCCAAGTAGGTCTTTTAAGAGCATATACTCTGGGAATCTTGTATGAAATAATATGATCTTCTTCCCATTCAACACTAAACTCATTTCCCTGCGTATCATCTGGTAGATCTTCATCCATCTTAAACTTATAATCACGAATAATAGTTTCTTTTTCCGCCACAACTGCATTGTATCTCTGTTGGATATAATCATTCTTGTATCTTGGAAATGACAATAATATTACTTTGCCAAAGTCTGGAAAACGAGAGTCTACAGATGCACGGTACATATCATATATAGCTGCACCTGTTTTTGCTTGCTCATGCCCAGTTGTATTATCAATTGCAAATCCTGAAATTTCATCAAGGATAACTACAATTACGTTATATCCTTCCCATGCTTCACGCTCTGAGTGACCTGAGTGTACTGTAATAGCCTTATCAAATTTAACTTCTGAAGCTTTGTCATTATACTTTCCAGCAAACCAAGGAGATTTATCAATGCGTGTCTTAAATCCCTTAAAGAACACGTTGCTTGCCTGTTGAGAGTTAATAGCAATGTTAATAATATCAATGCTATCTCCTGGAGGTTTACCATAATATGTGGCTGGGTCCTTAAGGCACAATAGTAAATATACTATATATGATACTGCAATAGTTGAGCAATAATCTTTTCCAGAACCTTTTCCTAATTGAGCAACCACTTCATTAGCAGTTTGCTTAAATCTTATTCTTCCTTCTTCTTCTCCAAAGAGTTTAATAAGGGTTGACTCTTTATAAATTTGGGAGCTTTTTTCGATAAGCGTGTACTGGTAGTCAGAAAGCTCTGGAAGCCCAAGGTATTCTGGACTTCTAACAAACGTTTTAAGATCGACTGGTTTTTCATCGAACTCCTCTCCATCAAGCATATCGATGAGGTCACTAAAATCAAACGACATCGGCTTCCTCTACTGGTACTGACTCGATTATTCCAGTAATCTGAGATAGCCTCTTTGCAACTTCCATCTTACACTTAGGGCATGTTGATGTAGTTTCCTTTAAAATTTTAACAAGTATATCTTGCTTGCGTTCTGTTTCTGCAATTTGTGCAGCAATTTCATTATTTTCTAATACGCCAATAGACTGCAACATAGCAATTCTTTTAGTCTCAATATCTGCAATAAGTTTTAATGCACCAGATTTAATGCCTAATTGTCCAGAGGTGTCTGCATCTTCTACTGTTTTCCACGCTTCTTTGATAAGCATGGCATAGTGTTGATCAGCCCCTGAGATGGCTTCTCTGGCACGATCTCTAATATTACTATCATTATGCACAACGTCTTTCCAGTCGTCAATTAATTCTAATACTTCTTTGCGCTGGATACCCGTAATTGTGGCGATCTGAGTGGGCGTACTTCCCTTTAGAAGTTCTTCAACAACCCTATTCATTCTGTCAAAATGCTCTGACAATTCTATTTCGCTCATTAATATATTATACTTCTAGTCAACTAAAATAGCAAGTTTCTTAGCAATTTTAAGTAAGATTAAGTAACCAATCATGTCATCAATATCATTATCTCCAGCAAAACCTGAACCATTTTTTATTCTATTAATCTTATCATCAATGCGAATTTTAATTTGTTCTTGGTTATCCGCCTGAGAAAATATACGAATTGGACTAAGTGCTGAGTCTCCATACGATATATTTTTATTAATTAACATCTCTGCAATTTCAAGACACTCTCTAATAATCTTATGTCCTGATGGTGCATCTGTTGCCATTAATTGAAGATCAGTTACCCACATCTGATAACCGTTTTCTTTTTCTGGGTATCCCGCCATTATCTAGTACCTTTCACTATTGGGTCTTCAATCCATTGTACGTAATTTCCATCATTCCATTTTTGACTACCATAAATATGCTTTACTGATTCAAAATGAAAAATGCGCCACTGTTCTCCGCCATAGCAATGGAATTTATACAGTTTAGCATTATCAGAAGAATTTAACAATAGGTAGTCACTAATTAAATTATCTACATTTAATGCCAAAGCTTTATTAATTCCATCAGTCCATATAGCTGGGCCAGTATGAGTATGCACAAAATGCGGGGATCCATATTCTGGGCTTAATAGTCTATCTTTAATTAAATCTAATACTGATTTTAAAATTGGATTACCTGCAGATGAGGCAAATGTCCACTGACAAAAATGTTCATTTGTTTCTGGGCATACAATAAAATCTTTATCTTCTAGCATCCATGTTGATATAGGTAATAGGCATTCTGTATCTAAATCAGTATATACTCCACCATACTTATATATGACCATGTATCTCCAGAGGTCTCCACGCATGACACCGACTGGAAGGTTTATAAATATATCATACCATTCCTGACCATATTCATTTAATAGAAAATCACCAGCCTGCAGATCGTCCATGTATCTATGTTCATAATCTGGATTTAGATCACGCCAAGTCTGAATAGAATCGTACATGTAGCCTGTTAAACTATTGTATGGATCTTTATAAGTTTGCCAAATAATTTTAGGAATTGTCATTATCAAACTTTGCAATAAATGTTCCAGTCACTTCAAACTTTTTATGCTCTACTATGTGACTAAATTTTTCTAATACTCTTTCAACTGTCCAATCTTCTTCGACATGTACTTCATATGGGTTGCCATTAATTGCATCTTGATGATAATGAATAATAGGAATAGATATCATTGCGTATTTTGCTTGCTTTGAGATTCTTTCCCATAAAATTAATGCATCAGATTCTGACATATGCTCAAGCACATCTCCAAGTATTACAAGGTCGTATCCAAAGTTAGTTATCTCTCTGACATCAATTGGGAACAGATTATCGTATCTGTTTAAAAGATTAAACTGATCTATGTATGGTTGCCATACTTCTACTGCATTAACTATTACTCCAGTACCCAAACCATCTCTGATTAAGTTTAAATAGGTTCCCTGGCCAGCTCCTACATCGAGCACGGTTGTTGGCTTTAACTCAATTATTTTTTGCTGTGCCCATGGCTTGTTTTCTGGATTAGAGTATCCCATTTATTATTTCTCTTTTCTGTTTAGTTTGAAATGTTGATTCAGTTGGCAACAATGTACATGGAAATTCTGATGATGGTTTAATTGTGTAAGTGTTAAATATATGCTGTTGCCTAAACATATACCAGTCTAACGGAAGATTAAATCTATTAGAGTTATCAATAAGCTTTTGAGCACCCGCCTTTGTTATAATATAACATAAGCAAGACCAGTCCTGATAGCACCTACATACATCATCTGCATCAATATCATGAGAATGATTGTATTTACCAAACTGATCTGCTGGAGAAAAAGCATGAAAGGCATCCCAATTTTCTGGAAGCTGTCTCATATAATTAATAATCATATCCATAAATCCATCTGAATATACAATGTCGTCTTCCATAAGAATTAAGTAGTCTGAGTCTGACTCAAGGAAGTTACGCCATGCAGTCCAATTGCTTGCCCAAATTCCTATCTCTCCATACCTCCAGCCCTGTTCACCATGAAGACTATATCCATATGGATCTGGCACAAAGCTTGGGTTATTTTTTAAAAACTCAGTATATTCTTCAATAGAAGATATTTTAATTGTTGGAGTTATTAAAAGCTTTGAGTATGAATGTAGGTAGTCATTTATAGACTTTACCTTAGAATATCTTTCTTCATTACCTTCAATATGAAAAACCTTATGTGAGAACTTCATCTTTTCTTAATTAACCCAAACTGATCTAAGTATCTCTGTATAGTCATAGCAGAGACATTACATTCTTTAGCTATTTCTGTGACTGTCTTTTTTTGCAAAACATATCTACGATGTAGCCACTCTTTACTTTGATAGTATTTCATCGTTCTGTCAATATACTATTTGAATAATGTGCAATTCCAAATGAATCTGACACATCAAAATCTGTTAATGCCAAGTTATATTTTTTATTAAAATAATCTACTGTTCTTTGTTTACGCATATTGCGTAATTGGTTTTGATACCAAGAGTCTGCGTATCCTGGATTCTTTGCTCTGATAGCCGCTTTCTCTTCTTTTGTAGGGTTCTTGTTTCCTATGTATGCCTGCCAAGACGAAGGGGATATGGTTATAACTTTTGCTCCAGTGGACATTAGTTCTGCAATAACAACCCCATAGACATATGATAGTTTAATTACAGCATCTGCAGACTTTACAAATACTGCACCCTCAACAACAATATAATCTGATTTAAGTTCATCTAGCATTGAAGCCATCTTGATTTTAGCGTCATGAATCTTTTCATATATGTCGTTGCCTGTTAAATTAATCTTACCCCATTTTAACGGGACATCATTTTCCATTAAACAAAAAGCAATAGAGTTAGTAGAGGCATCTATTCCTAACACTCTATTTGCTTGAGTCTTTTTTAAACTAGCTAATGTCATCTATCATCCTAAAAAGTTTGCTTTTGTTTTCAAGGTTTATATTTTTTTCACAAGTTGCACAAAAATCACCTTTGTTATATCTGCTTAATTGATTTTTACATCTACGACATGGACGCAATGCTCCATTTTTAATAGCCTTACGTTCATAATATTTTTCCATAATTCTACGATTAGTAGCAATTCGGCAACATTCATCAGTGCAATACTTTTGATTATGTGTTTTTGGAGTAAAATTTTTTTTACATTCCGAATTAGCACAGATCATACAGAAGGAACCTCAAATTTTTCAATTTGAACTGTGCCAAGTGGTGTGTCTTTAGAGTAACATTCTTTTTTGACTGGACAATATGTACAAGGCATCTTTGATTTAGTAGCACCTGCAGGTCTCATTGGAAGATCACCATCTTTAAAATTATCCCAGACTTCACACATCCAAAGGAATGTATCTTCAATAATCTTTGTATTTCTTTCATTCATTGAAATTGGAATTACAAGAATCTCCTGAGTATTTTTATTCTCATATAAGAAGAATCCTTCCTTGGCATTCTTTAGCTTCATATATGTTAGAAGTTGAAGCATGTGATTAGCAGTAGGTTTCATCTCAGACTGTCTTGTATCCCACACTTCTTGTTTAGCCGTTTTGATTTCACCAATTACAGTTTCACCATCGTACTCCATAATTAAGTCTATAAACCCTCTGATAGGTGGATACTCATTAAGAATCTCTTCTTCTTCCATTTTAAATTGAGGCATAGTAGAGATAAGTTTTTGAAGTCTTTCGTGTGCCTGCGTTCCCTGTGCCATATTAGCAATTGCAACTGCATCATTATCATCAATGAACATTGCGCCAGAGAAAGCCATATACCAATATCTTGGACATGTGCCATGCCCATATCCAAGCGAGCTTGGGCTAAATGATTTTTTTGTCATCTCTCCGTCTGCACGTTTTGTATTTCGATATGACTCATCAAGCAATTGAGCAAATAATTCAGGATCAAAAAATTTACCTGTGTGCTTCTTAAACTTAAGATTTTTTACTATATCTCTACCCATTTAGGAGTTATACCTCACAACATATTTAAGCGCATCTACTAATTTGTCTATGGACTCTTTTACTGAATAATAAATGTTCTTTTTATTATTGTTTTCTGTTCCCGCTTTATCCTTAGCAATTGTAGAATATACAGATGCAAGAACTGCAAATTTGGTTGACATTGCTTGAAGCTCCATAATTAAATGTGGTGCCTTAGCTGAAGGAACATCTGGATTCATTAACAATTTTACCACAATAGCCAAAGCCTTGTCTAAATGCTCATCTTTCATGAAATCATGTAGATCATTAAACTCAGTAATATTGCTAATTAATTCAAGTGTATTTTTATCTTCAGGCATTAAATAAACCTTCCCACTAAGCCATAACCTAACCACAATCCAAATATACCCATAAGTCCAGCAAATACTGGTGGCGCAGGAACTGGTAGTTTAAATAACGCAAAAACTACGCCAACTCCCATTCCTGTAATTGTTGTCATAAAAATTTCTTTCATTAGAAAGGAACTTCTGCGTAAGTTTTATATGATGGGAACTGGTCATTATTTGGTGTTTTATCTTTAGATAAAGTGTATGCTGTAACAGAAATTGATTCAGCATTAATTTCATAAGAACTTCTTTTAACGCCATCTTTATCTGTCCAGTTTTCTTCATAAATTTTTCCAACAATAATAACTTCCATGCCTTTTTTAATTACAGTCTTTGACTGTGCAGCAAGTGTGCGCCAAGCTTTTATTGTCCACCAAGATGTATTTTTGTCTTCCCATTCTCCAGTTGCATCATTCTTAACACGATCATTAGTTGCAACTCTAAAGCGAAGGCCATTTGATCCTACTGCTTCTGGTTCACTTCCAACTCTGCCAACAATTGTAATAATTGGATTAGCCATTTTTATTTTCCTCCCAAAATGTGATCAAATCTTCCAAGATAGACCACTCAATGATTCCAAGACGAACCTTGGAATCCTCACCGATAATTATTTTAAGTGCAGGATGCATATCTCTGCTTACCTTAAAAGTATCTGTACAGATTTTAGCCCATACATCTTTATTTAAATTAAATGATGCTTTTGCTTCTTTGTAATCCACTAGGAACTGATTCCACTTAGCATCACCTTTTTGATAGTCACCACGCCCACTATTTTTTTGAGCTTTAGCACCATCACGTTTAACCTCTGATCTTTCTGACATTATCCAACCACGTATGAGTTTTTATGACCGTTGGGGCATTCCCAAGATATAGTCATATTTATTGCATCCCAAAAATATTCTTCTGAATCTTTTTCACATTTATTACAAGGTTTTGTTCCACCTATTTTTTCAAGTTCTGAAGGAAATATTTTTTCTGGCTTATTAAGAAACTCATTAATGTTTGGCATTTATCTCTCCTATTAATTTGTCTACAACATTTTGATTTTCCTTTAAATATGCTACAGCCTTTGCACGTCCTTGAAAACGTTCTCCATTTACTGTATACCATGCTCCACCTTTTTCTATAATGCCACACATTTCTGCAACATCTAAAGTTTCTCCAACAGAATCTACACCAAGAACATCCCCTTGGTAATAAAAGTCGTACTGTCCCGATAGATTTGGGGGGCCGAGTTTGTTGTAATCAATAATCCAGTTAACTGGCCTGCCAACTCTTTGTTCAATGATTTTGTCGCCAACTTTAATGCCAGCTTTAATAGCATTCGCCTCAGCTTCAGACGACCAGAGCTTAATGACAGTGGATGAAAAGAACTTGACAGCCATGCCACCTGTGGGGATGTGACTAGCATGCATAGATCCAAATTGATTTCGTTGTTGTGAGATGAGAACAAGTAGTGTGTTTTTGTTTGCATAATTTAACATTTTGACTGCGTGGGTCATATCCTTTGCTTCAGCGCCGATTTGCTTAGTATCTTGCAAATCTTTCATTTCATTTCCGTCTTTTTCAAAATAAATTGCAGGTAGTAATGCTGAAATTGAATCTACTACAATCATATCAACACCTGCATCCATTAGTTTAGTAGCAACATCAACCATGTCATTAACAGTTTTTGCTGGAGAGTAAATAAGAGAAGAAGAGTCTACTCCTAGCTTCTCTGCCCAAGACTGGTCGTATGAGGCCTCTGCATCAATCCAAGCGCATGTTTTTCCTTCTTTTTGTGCAAGAGCAATCATCTGTAGGCAAAAAGAAGACTTACCAGCAGATTTATTTCCCCATACTAGTACTTGTCTACCGTAACCCAAACCTCCACGTAACGCAAAGTTTAATCCAATACTGGGTGTAATCTGTTTTTCAACTTGTACATCCTGTGCAGATTGAACTCTTGCTCGTGTTTTTGGATCTAGTTTGGCTAAAATGCCATCTATTTCTATTGTCATTTAAACTCTTTCTTTACTATAGTATAGCATTAAAATAAATTGCCGTGAAGTCTTTGACGCTCTTTATTTATATTAATTTTCTTTTCTAGAATTTCATCTAGGCTATGTAATACCTGCTCTTCATTTCTCATTGCAGCATAAACATCAAGTAGTCTAATTATTACATCGGCAATTTCTTCTACAATGCTTTCGCTTCCTTTTGATTTTCTTATAGCTTCTAAAACTTCAGTTACTTCTGAATGTACTAAAGCTAATTTATTTCCAATCTTGTCATGATTATAATCTCCATCCCAAAATCCTTTTTCTATTGCAATCTCATGAAGCATTGCAGATAAAGCGTCTAGTCCATACTCAGTTAGAATCTGATCTGATTGCATTTTTTTCCCTTAAACTAAAAGTAAATGACGGTCCTAACTCATCATAATCTATTACCAATTCTTTATTATCAACATTAGCATCTAAAAATCTTAATGTTGGTACAGTTAATTTTCCATGTTCTTCAAGAATAGCAACTAACACTTGGTTCATACTAATTGAAGTAACAAGACCTTCTATATCGTCTGTCATTTTATTTCCTTTACCATTAAAGTTCCATCATCTAAAGTAGACAGAACAACCTTACATTTCATTCCTTCTCGCATTTTAGCCAAAGACATTTTATACATTGTAGGAAAAGCAATTGCTCTAGTTAATTCTTTTTGTGCATTTGAAAGAACTATGTGGCTCATTGTTTTGCCAGCTTTTGTTACATATGGAGTAAAGTCTACTACAATGTACTCATCTTCTTCAAGGTCATACTGCTTTTTATACAAGTAGTCTACAAATGAATTAGATCCATTTGGATCAATATCGCTAACTTTTACATAACGAGCAATTCTATTGTCTCCTACAAGAATAAAATACATCTGGCCTGTTTCTATTTGAGTTTGCTCTGTGTGAAATAAACCAATAGATCCAGTTTCATCTACTAACTCAATACGTGCCCAGCCATTTCCACGTTTAATTGATTTAACCATTCCAAACATTACAAATGATCCAAGGTCTTCAAACTCTTCAATTGGCCTTGCTTGAGATTTAATCCGTGGCGGAATTCCTTCTAGGTTAAATGTAGGTATACCTAAATATTCATAGTAATTATCTTTCTCATTACCATTTCTAGGATTATCTTCAAATGCGGCACCACCAATTGAGTTAAGAGCTGTTATTGCACGACTATTAATTCCACTTCCCTTTTTAGAAGCTTTATCAATAAACTCTGAATAAGAATTAAATGGTCTGTGTTCAATAATTTTATTTGCAATACTATCTGAAATAAACTTTACTTCTCCAAGACCAAATCTAATTGAGTCTCCTTTTAAAGAAAAGAATACATCAGATTCATTAATGTGTGGAAGCTTAATACTTAACTTTAATCTTTTTGCTTCAATTAAATATTCTGTTCTGGCGTCTTTGTCATTTTCATTTTTAAGAATTGAAAACATGAACTCAAGAGGATAATAGGACTTAAGCCAAGCAGTATAATAACTAAGCATAGAGTAAGCAACAGCATGGGAGCGGTTAAAAGAATAACCAGCATGAGCCTCAAAAGTATGCCAGAGGGTTTCTGCTTGTTTCTTAGAAATGTGTTTTGAAGCCCCATCAATAAAGCGATCCTTGAACTGGTCGAATTCTTTTGCATCTTTTTTCTTTCCAATAATTTTACGAACCTTGTCAGCTTCTGACCAAGTCATACCACCTAGGTGTACGCAAGCCTGCATGACTTGCTCTTGATATATAATAACACCGTATGTATTTTCTGTAAATGGCTTCATGATTGGATGAATAAACTGTACTGCTTCATCCCCATGCTTTCTTTTAATATAAGAAGCACCCACAGTATTCATTGCTCCTGGACGAACCAAAGCATTTGATGCAGCAAGATCTTCAAACTTATCTACACCCATCTTGATTAGTAAGTTAGTATAAGGAGTTGCTTCCGCTTGAAATACACCCTTTGTATATCCTTCACTTAAAATCTTGTAAACATCTGGATCGTCAAGTGTTAAGTCAGATAAATTTATGTCTTTTCCTGTACGCTTTTTAATTGAAGCAATAGTGTCAGAGATCACAGATAAAGTTTTAAGACCTAGTGCATCTAATTTAATAAGGCCTATATCTGCAACCGTATCCATGTCATATGCAACGACTGGAATTCTTCCTGAAACTAAATCACTTGCATCAGCTCTTGATTCCACTGGTGCATACTTTCTAAGATCATCTTTTGCTACAACAACGCCCGCTGCATGAACACCAACGGATCTAATTCTTCCACGTAGTCTGTCAGCAAGCCACACAACTTCAGGGTATTTAGTTCTAAACTCTTTAGTATTTGGAGAGTCAATAAAATCTTCAAATGTATCAATAGACTTCATTGCACGATTAACATCTGAAAGCGGAACCATAAACACACGAGCAGCATCTCTAATTACACCCTTATCTTTAAAGTAAGTGTATGTAGAAATAGATGCAACATGTTTAAATTTTTTCTTTAAATAATCTTTAACCTCTTTGCGACGACGGTCTTCAAAATCAGTATCAATATCTGGAAAATCATTACGTTCTGGATTAATAAAACGAAAAAATAGTAAATCATATTTAATTGGATCTACATCTGTAATTCCTAGTGCATAGCATACAAGAGATCCAGCCGCAGAACCACGGCCTGGCCCAACCTTAATATAATTACTTTTTGCCCAGTTAATCATATCTGCAACAACCAAGAAATAAGAGGCAAAAGACTTATCTTTAATTACAGATAGTTCTTCTTCAAGCCTGTCAATGTATACTTGAGAGTCTGCTAGGCCTAGCCTTTTAAGGCCCTCAGAAGCCATCTGAGCCAGTTTCTCATCCGCATCTGTCTTAGGTACTGGGAGTAGGTCTAAACCACTGTTAAAATCGTATTCACCGACCTTATTAGTAATTTCAATAGTATTTTCATATATATCAGTACGAGTAATTCCAACCTTATTAAAGTCAGCCTCAATTTCAGACCTTGATTGTATAAATAAGTTATAGTCTTGAAAAGATATTCTACGGTCTGGATATAGATAATTTAATCTTTCATTAATATCTTTAATCTGTCTAGACATTTCAAAATCAGCATCTTTATCCATCTTAGGGGATGTTGATAATATTAGCATTGCTTCTTCTAATACTCTATCTTCTTCTTTAGCAAAGTGAGCATCTCCTGTTGCTACCGCCTTAATTTTAAGCTCATCTGCCAATTCAAGAAGCTTTGAATTTATTTCTTGGGGATTGTGAGACTGCACTTCAATATAGAAATCCTCAGCAAAATTTTTCTTAAAATCTTGTAGTAAAATTTTTGCTTCTTTAAACTCGCCCTTTTCAATGCATTTTGAAATAAGACCATTAAGACATCCAGACAATATGATAATGCCTTCTTTGTATTCATTTAAAATCTCTCTGTCAATTCTTGGCTTATGATAAAATCCTTCGTTCCAAGCAAACTCTTGTAGGGTATTGATGTTTTCTAATCCTTTTTTATTCTTTGCTAATAGGATAATGTGATTGTATGCTTGAATAGATTTATCTGTTTTTGAAGACTTATCAAATCTATCTGTTGGAGATATATATGCTTCTACCCCAAGTATGGGCTTTATGCCTTCTTCTTTACATGCAATTTGCATTTCACGATGTGAAGATAATGTTCCATGATCTGTAATTGCTATTGCTGTTTGCCCCGCCGCTTTTGCTGCTTGAACAAGTTCAAGGGGAGAGTTAAGCCCATCCATTAAAGAATAGTAAGAATGCACATGTAAGTGTGTAAATTTCATTTAACTCTCCGCCTCTTAACCTATTACCAGTCTACGCTACTTGAAGAAGTAGACTCTTCGCCGTGACCATTTTCACCAGCAAAAAATGCTTCTTGCTCTGTGTATGGCATGTCACGCACTGCTGTATCCTCAAGCTGATAAAGCTCAAGTGATGAAACATCAAATGGTGTTTCATCTTTTGCAAGTGGGATAATTGTGTAACTTGTATCTGTTTTTGTACCAGTACGCTTGATACGCCACATTAAGTTAGTAATGCTTCCCATCTCTCCAGCATACTCAATAAGTGTTGGTGTGATTGTCTTTCCACTTGAACCTTGAGACAAGATTCCTACATAAGGATCTTCCTTGCCATCATCTACAAGTACATTAATGTAAAGTCTTGAACGACCCTTCCATCCTGCCTTGTAATCCTTACGGTGTTGTTCGCAACCATAGCACTTACCTTGGTCTTCCATTGTGCATAGAGCCTTGCGACGATAGTCTTTTGGATTTGTGTGTTCTACTGCAATAAACCCAAGGCCTAGCTTCTCATTGTAGGTAGGTGAGTCTGGATCAAGTTCTTGAAGAAAACGAACTTTAACGCTTTCTGCATCCTCTAACTTAACCCAACGAGCCTTTGTACCGTCTCCACCTGAAGACTGTGGCTTGTCCATTACTTTGTTAAGGTCTTTCAACCCTTTTACTATTCCCATGTTTCCTCGTTTCATATAGTTGATGGTATATATCCATCTTTAGTTTGTTTTTATTATGGGGTCCAAGACCTGTATTCTATATCTGACACTGCATTTTTAATACAGATTTTAATTTCTTCGTCAGTCATATCACCAGCATCTTTTGCATCATGTGGATATATCTTACCATATTCATAAGAAGCCCACAAGAGGTCTTTATTTTTTAATCTATTTGCTATACTCAAGCCTAGCTCTCTTCCAGCCAAATCTGCGTCGGTCATTACAGTTATCTTATTAAAATATCTATTTAGTAATTTATGTTGGTCCGTTGACAAGATTCCGCCTAAAGTTGCAACAACATTTGGAAACCCAGCCTGATGTATTCTAATAGCATCAAAGTTTGATTCAACAACAATAACATTCTCTCCAATTTTTTTAGATCTATGTATATTAAATAAAGTTTTGCTTTTTGGCAAATTGGTACTGTTTTTAAAAGACTTACCTTCAATTGATCTGCCGACTAAACCAATAGGTGTACCGTCTGGGCTGTGCACTGGAGTAATAACCATATTCATATTAGCAGAATATCCCAATCTAAAATAATCAATTGATGATTTATTAATGCTACGAGATAACAAATAACTTTGAGCTTCTTTACTTGAAGACAAATTTAAATATAATTTATCTAAAGTTTCTTGTGGAAACTCTTTGAAGTCTGGTTTTTCTTCAAACATACTAGCCATAACTTCATCAAAATTATTTAATGATTCTTGTTCTTGAGCAGCAATAAATCTAATTGCTTCAAAATCATTCTTATGTAAAACTCTTCTAACTAACTCTGTCAATGTTCCAGTCTCACCGCATGACGGATTAAAACATAACCAAGCTCCTGAAGATTTATTTATGCAGCAGCTTGCAGTGTGTCTATTAGAATGAAATGGGCAATAAAACATAACCTCATTACCTGGTTCCGCAACTACATCTAAGCCAAGAGCTTTTACTATTGACTTAATATGGTTGGGCGCATATTGCGTGGAATCAATTTTCCTTGCGTTATACCCTCTGATAGCCATGCCTGCTTCTTTCCTACATATACCCCATGGATTGTCATTAAGAACTTCCATGTTTCGCCTGTAAATTCTACCGAAAATGCTGTGTCTATGTCAAGAACCCTGACATATCCTTTTGATCTCATATCATAAGTAAGTAAATTTTCATATTGAGGCTTAAGGCTAATAAGTTGAATATTATCATTAAACTCTACATCAATTTGAAATCGTTTAATTCTTTTGTGCGTCATCCTGAAATGGATTCTCGTAAATCTCTTTGACGATACCACGATTGATATCCCAGTCTAGATAAAAGTTAAAATCGTGACCATGTCTATTTTTTCTAGAAACAATTTCAATCATGTTAGTTTGTGGATATCTATGAACAGCCATAGCCATGTCAGCATCATACTCGATTGCTTTTGACCAAGCAACTTGACTCATCATTGGTGGATTGTCTTGATCTGAAACATCGTCAGCTGTTGCAGCAGTAATATCAATAATTGGAATATTGTTTGATACCGCAAGCATTTTAAATTCACGAGAAACATTTCTATTTCTTTCTACTTCAGAATTTGAACGCTTGTTATCATTAAACAATTGGTGGTAATCTAAAATAACTAAGTCTGGTTTATGCTGATCAATTTTTCCTTGAATAGTAGCAGGTGTTACTTCTGATGCACCTTCATTTGAAATCAATACAAAGCTATTTTTTCCCTCAAATTTTTTATTTCCCCAGTTGCGAAAATCATCTATGTTAATATCACCTTTTGATAAATCACTTGCACGAAATATTCCAGAGCCAAGCATTGTAAAAATACGATCACGCATATTCTCTGGCGACATTTCAAGAGATACAATCATAGGTTTAAAGCCTTGTTCCCAAGCCTTGCATGCTAAATATGATGTAAACCATGTCTTACCACGTCCTGGCCAGCCAATAGCCACAATAAGGTGTCCTGGTGCCATTCCAGTAGGGTATGCTTTATCAATGGCGCTAAATCCAGTAAGAATTCCTGGAGCACCACCCATTACAGATGAGCGTTCTTTTACTGCTTCATAATGTCGTGCAGCATTTTCAACATCAATAATATCTAAATCACGAACGTTATTTGTAAATCTGCTTAGGTTAGCAAGATCACTTTGCATTTGTGCAAGCACTCTTGATGCAGCATCTTCTTTAAGGGCAGATCCTCCACGCATAATAATTGTTTTAAGTTTATTTGAGATAAACTCATTCTTTAATATGTCTAAATAATAACCAGTTTCTGCTTTTGCCTCAACTGGCTCAAAATCTTTATGGCGTTCCATAAGAACTCCAACTTCTGGAACTGCTTTAAACTTGTAATAATAACCCTTTAAACTTTCCCAAATATCTCTATGTGATGTAAATAATTCATCTACGTTGTCCGCCAATAGGGTACTAATATCTTTGTTCTTGCATACAGCAGAGATTAATGTTGCTTCTGTATTCACTCTTCGCCCTCCACCATCTTCTTCGTCTCACCCAACAGGATGCTTCGGTTAATTTTATCTTTTTTAATTTCTTTATTTAATGAATCAATTCTGTCAAAATTATTATAAAAAAAGTTTAATGGATGGCCTTGCTTGTTAGTAGCAAAATAATATATTAAAAGTTCTTTAGCACGTTCAAAACCTACACTTTCAATTACATCGTGCATAGCCCATTTTTCTCTAAACTTATTAATAGTAAGTGATTTGTTATACTTCTCTTTATATAAAGATAGGTATAGACCAATCAGTACGTAAGGTTCTTTCTCACTTGCCACTCTTTAATTCTTCTTCCACCTCACGAGTTTTTTCAATAAGCTTATCTTCAACAAACTTATATACTCTTTCAGTAGCAGTATCTACATTTTCTCCATCTCGAAGATCATCTTCAACTCCTACACCAATTTTAATGCTTTCATAGTTACCTAAATTTCTTGTAAAAGATAGATCAACCTTAACTCTCGTTGTCATTTGTGCTCCTTGTTTGTATGGTTAGATAATGTCATGTGGGCAAAATCTGATCTTACTTCTAATTCTTTATTACAAATTGGGCAAATTACAATACGACTACTTGCCATTACTCCGCCCTCCATACTGGTATAAATCCGCTGTCTGTCTTAGTATACAATATAATATTATGTTTGAGAAGCCCCAATAATTCTGTTCTTGAAGGAACATTTCCAGAGTGTCCTGAATCTAATATAAACTCATGAATTTCCAGAATATCTTTTTCATTAAACATATACTTAGACCAGTTTTTATTATCTGGATCTCCTATAGGATATATTTTTTGAGGAGCTTTTATTTTGCCCTCCAAAATATAATCATGCAGAGTAACTGTATGTTTATTAAGTAGTGCCGACACATCTTTCATTGCATAAGCTTTACCCATATACTTTTCAACTTGAGAATAAGAATACATAACTCTTTTTTTATCTGGATAGCACCAAGCAACTATTTCATCTTTTGATCTGGATGACTTAATAACCTTATGTATCTTATCGTTTAAGAAGAAATACCGTAGTTTTTTAAGTTTGCTGTTTCTTTTTTGTCTAGCCATCTTCCGAAAGCACTCGTTTCTTTATTGCACATCCAGCGTTTGCCGCACATAATACAAAACAATTCCATATGTAGTTTTTGAGAAAATACTCTATCAACAAAAACTCTACCTTTACATTTTCCACACCACATTATAAAGTAAATACCTTCCCATCAACTACACAAGAATAATCTGGTGCAATATGTATCATTTGAATGTGTGGATAATCATTTACAATGTGTGCTACAGCAAATCCCTTTTGCCAATCATGATGCTGAGTATATTTCATACCTGGCCCCTTTTCATCACACATATGACCAATTTCATAACCACGAAGTGTTTCTCCAGCCCCTTTGTTTCTAAGTTCATATGTTACCATATGTGATGCAATTCTGTGTGAATGTCCTCTAATTAAAGAAACTTGAAGATCTTCCATGTCTTTTCGAACAGATCCTGTTGCTGAAATAGAAATTCCATGGTGTACGTGAACATCTCCAAATCTTTGTTTTGGCAATGAGTCGTAATAAATATAATCATATCCTAAAGAATCTAAAGCCCACAAAGATTCTGGAGTAACTTCTTTTAAGTAGTCTGGAAGCTTAGCATCCATGTAATTAAATATTCGCACATCATGATTTCCTAAAGCTGAAAATAACTGAGCGTCTGGAAGCATCTCTCTAGTTTTTGTATAAAAATCTCTTGCCCCTTTAGCTTCATGTCTCATCATGGGTACAATTAAATCTCTACTATCATTCTTATGAAGTTGCAAAAACTCTGCTGATCGACCTTCTGTGTACTTACTATAACAGGCTTGATCATCTGTATCGCCAAGGTAGTCTACAACATCTGGCTTAAACCACTTCATAACTTTAAACCATAGGGCTATCATCTTATCATCTTGATATGGAAACTGTTGGTCGGATGATAGCATCCATTTTAAATCGTTGCTCATTATTTACCTTTATACGAAAAAAGTCACGGGTACGTGACTTTTATGTTACATTAATTGTAACATATTGGTTTAGTTTGTCAATAGGTTATGCGGTTAAACTAGAAGTATTTCCAGATGCTGTGTAGTGAATTTTAGCATTTGTTAATGATTTAGTTGTAGTAGTAGCTGATTTACACCATATACTAAACCCATCTTTAGTTGCATTAATTACATATGGTGTATATGCTGCATTTTGAGATGTGGCTGTAAATTCAATAGTAAGATTAATAACTGGAGTTTCTGTAAACCCGTAAGCTTTTAAATCTACTGGAAATGATTTCATTGTTGGAGTTAATGATTTATTGCTTATAATACCACCAATAGTTGTATTTAATCCTTTAGAAGCTATTACTGCTCCGCCAGGAACAGTTTTGCTCTCAATTTGTACAGGAGTAACTGTTTCACCCTTTGCAATAATATTAATATTTTCAACAATCTTACGTAATACGTCAGCGGTTACTGGATCTCCGTCTCCAATTGAAATTGATGTTAGATTGTTAAATGCCATTTTTTACTCCTTATTTAAATCTTTTTTAATTTGGTTGCTTGCTTCATTAAGTTGCGTAAGTTCTGCACGAAGAACTGCAATTTGTGTCTCATAATTTGAAACAATTTCGCCAATGCGCTGTTGCAGCGCAGTTATTACTAGTTCTACTTTTTCCATGTCTTCTCCTTGATATATTTACAGTATACCATTATGCTTCTAGGGCGTCAAGCCTACTTGACAATTCTTGTATTGCTTTTACTATGGGAGATATAAATTCAGAATAAACTAATGCCTGCGTTGAATCTGGATCCTCTAGATTATCAATTGCCCAAATACCTGCTTGTTCTCCAATACCATTTAAATCTAAAGATTCTTTTACTTCTTGTGCAATAAATCCATAATGATATCTATTTCCTGGATCATCTTCATTTAATTCTGGAATAGCTTTATCTGTTCCAGGATAAAAAATAACATTGCCATTTTCATCAATTTTATTTTTTCTTGATCTTGCTTTTAATTTATATTGAACAGGATTTAAAGAATTAATAAAATCTAATCCTAAATTAGTTGTAGATATTTCTTTTTTAAGCCTAATATCCGAAGAAACATTTGGATTATTAACTAAATATACATTTTTAAATCTTTGAACATAAGGGCTTATGATTCCCAATGAAACATCATCATTATTATAAGGATACCAATTTGAAAGCATTCCAGCAGAGCTTGCACTTATCATATTTATATTATTAATTCCTAAAGCCGCACGAGTTGTTCCAGTTCTTATTTGATTTGTTTTAAAATAATAGCTATCTGTATCTGCTCCTATTTCAATATTTGTTGCATAAACAGTTGAAGAAGAAGTAATTGTTCCTGTAACAGATAAAGCTGTTCCATCCCATATTAAATTTTTAGAACTGCTTCCAACGCTAAATTTTCCATCATCATACCAGTAGTTATTTGAATTCATGTATATACCACTGTTTGTACTATTTACATTTTTACCAAATTTTGCTGTGCCACCCGTTACATATCCAGTAAAATCTCCTCCTGCAGCATTTATTGTTCCATTAATTGTTGCACCCGAGGCAGTAAGAACTCCAGTTTTACTTACTTTAAATGGTGCAGTTGCAGATGAATTTCTTCCAATCCACATTCTATAGGTTGTATCACCAGCATCTAGCCTAACAATATTATCTGTATCTGCTCCGCCTAATTCAATATATCCAGTGCTGCTTAATCTTGCATCATTTTTACTAAGCAAGTTATCGCCAAGAGTCCACCCTCCAATTGATCCAGCATTTGCAGTAATTTGTCCATTAGCGGCATCAATAGTTACAGATTTAGTACCACTAGCAACTTTAAGTCCTGTAGAATTTAATGCAAATCCATCACCAGTTAAATTGCCTGCTGTATTAATTGTTCCATTATATATGGAAGCATTTGATGTAGATAGTTCTATATTACCACCAATTTTTGTATTACCATCTACGCCCAAATTTCCATTAATTTTAAGTTCTGAACCGTCCCATTTTATATAGTTACTTGTTGCGCCACCAACTTTTAGTAATGCAGATTGTGCTGAGTCTATATACCAATAATTATTTGCATTAAATACAAGACCTCTTTTTGCCCCCCCGCTATCCTGAACACCATATCCAAACTTAAATGTTCCAGTATCTCCAGTTGCGGAAGCACCAAAATATCCAACAGTTGTTACATTCTTTCCAATAAATGGAGTGCCTGTTGCTTGTGCTGTTCCTATTGAAAAATATGAGGAACTTATATTATTAAATTCATCATATGATGCAATTGCAAATTCATAAACTGTTCCTATAGCTAAACCATTAAGCCTAAAAGATGTTCCAGTTCCTGGAGAGTCCACATAGGAATACGAATTACTAGTATTATTTTCTCTAAATCTAATTCTATATCCACGTAAAGTTGTATCTGAAACTGCATTCCAGGATACATCTACATACGCATTAAAACCAATTGTAGCACCTGTAGAGTTATCTACTCCTGCTGTTACTGATCCTGTAGATGGTGCTGCTGGTCCAGTAGTATCTACAGTAATTGGATCTTGAATTGTGATGGGTCCTACAACTGTACCTTTTTTATTAGCATCAAGAAACATGTCTCTATGAACAACATATACATACTTAGAAAGTAAATCAGATGTTAAAATTGTACATTGATTTGCTGTGCCAACATAAACAACTTTTGAAGATGAATTAAATGAATTGCTATTACTTTCATAAACAATTGTATCTCCGTAGCTAACAAATGTTGGGGGATCCCATTTTAATTGATATGAGTAAAATCCTCCAGTTGCCACTACATTTGTTGGAGCTGTAGACAAATCTTCTATAGTTACTGGAATAGAATATGTTGCAGATGTTGGTCCTAGAATAGGTGTTGATTGAGTTTTATCTGGATTTTGATAATAATATTGAAATACAAAATTATATTTTCCAGTCAGCTTAACTGGCAAATTTTCAATTGTTATTGAATATGAATCTTTAGATGTAATTGAAGATGATGTTGCAGCAGCAGAAACATTTTTTTGTAAATCTGGTGTTGATACAGAAGAGTCTCCACCATCTAATCCGTAGTCTCTCATGAGAATGAAAGTCCTATTCTGTACTCTACATCAATTTCTCTACCATAAGATTTAGCAATTGGGCTAGATAGAACTGATCTACTAATTATAGATGAGTATGTGTTAAATGTATCTTCATCATTTATTCTAAGACCATCTAGAAGAACTGTAGTTGCTCCTGAAGATTTTGCTTTTGCTCCAATAGATATTTTAATAATTGATGATGATACTGGTGATCCACTTGTAAATCCTGAACTATATAAATTACTTAGTAATGATGTGGTTACTTTATTTAATAATGATGAATCTCCTGTAAACCGCATTTCATAATAATCTGTTGATGAGCTATAAAATCTAACAAAAACATAATCTAAATTTGTATCTTGTTGTTTAAATGCCAATGTAAGGCTATCATTTTGGCTGTATCCAGTTAGGTCAAATGGTGTTGATAAACTATACTTAGTTGAAGAACTAGTTGTTGCTGAAATGCTAAACCAGGTATTACCTATTCTTGGCGTAGGGGTTGTAACGGTGGTGGCAGAAATCCCAGAGTCATCAAGCCAATTTAAATTATTTTCAAAAGTTGATATAAATTTACTACTATAATCTGAATTACCTTGAGTATCTGTTGGAAACAATCCTATTTCATAAATAGTTCCTACTATGTCTGCGGGAATTGTTGTCTTATAAACAACAGCATACGTAGAGACACCAGTTCCAGCATTTGTTTGAATATCAATACTTCCTAAGTTTACTGCAGATCTATAAAATTCAAATTCTAGTTGAGTATTATTTGCAGATGCTGCAGTATTTCCAATTCCTATTGCTATATCTTTATTGTTAAATGGGACAGCTCCTGCCAAATAAGAGGTTAAAAATCTTTTTCCATATTTTGTAAGAAGATTTGAGGTACGTCCAATCTCTTTACCATTTTCATAGAATACGTATTCGCCTTTTATATTCATGCTATCCTCCTTTTCCATATGCACCTATTACTTCATCGCCAACATGGTTTTTAACATTAAAAATAAATCTAATGTGTGGAACCTTTTTTTGATCATAATATATTTCTGATTTTATTAAAGTTATATCTTCAAGATTTGGAGCATCTAATTTTTCTATGTTTGTAATTGGATCTGTATTTTCATCATCTGGATTGTCATCTCCTACTACTGCAGAAAATGTAGCTTCAAATGTTGGATCTGATCCCGCCCCATTATCAATTATATTGTACGTGAATGGATCTACAATGTCATAATGTTCTTTTTTAAGGACCTTAACAAGAGGGTCATCCTCAAATAATTTTAATTTAGGGTTATTGGTTGCCATATTAACATTCTACCATTTTAGCTAACATAAATCGACCTGCATAGTATTGTGGTTGAAGGGCCATCCGACCAGTTGTGGTTTATATCTAAAACTACATATTTTGCAGCAGAATATCCTGCGGGAATTAAAGTATCTTCTGAAGAATATAAATTAGAATTAGGATATGAGACCTCTACTGTATCTCCAATTTGTAGTAAGGGGTTTGGGAATATTTCTAAATTTAAAATATCTTGTTGTTTAGACCATTGGGTTTTCATAAAGTTTGATAGTTGTATTGCTTCTGTTTCTTTTTGAATCCAATTAGAATCAAATGCAAATTGCTCTTCTTTATCTATTGCTGTAAGGGTAGGATCAAGATATTCAAATGAATCAGACTTGACAATACTATCTCCAATAACTTTAAAGAATTTTGTTTCTCCATCACTTAGCATTGTATATGTACCTGAGTTATTTAGTATATAAGCTTCCATTGAAAATGAATCTATATTTGAACCTATGATTGTTGCAAAAGGATTCATTGTAATTACAGGGTATCGTGGAATTGCTGGCGCATTATCTCCAGATGTTATGCGTGAAGATATTTTTAATATTTCTCTTGCAACTGGCCCAAATTCTTCCATGTATCCAATGTCTTCTGTTTGAGAAGATGTTGCCAATACAAAATTTGAAAACTTTTTAACAAGAAATGAGTTTTGTCCTAGGTAGGATTTTAATGGATTATAAACTTCTTTTGTAACAAACTGTTGTGAAGTAATTGGAGCTGTATATAAATAATCATATCTGATTGTTCCTATTCCAGCAATAAGTCCCACCCGATTTGTTATATCTAAAGGAGATTTATCAATAGCTACAATTTCAGTATTATCAATCATTAATTTAAATGTTAAAAATGTTTCTGATCCTGATGTTGTTTTATTTACCTTAAGCTGAATATTATATAGTTGTCCACCTTGAATATTTTGAAATTGATTTGCATCTGTTTGATCATCTTGAATAGTAGTTAAAACTCCATTGGTAATTTTAAGAATTTTAACACAACGCTCTTTTAAATTTCTTTTAACTGCACTTTGAGGCGGCTCAACACTAACAATATATCCCGAGGTACTATTACTATTTAAACATACTGCAATCCCTCCAGAACAAATTTGATTTCCAGTTGAGGATCCATCTGAATTTTTAGCTATTGGAAAATACATGCTTGTTGCTACAACAAAATTATCATATCCTGTAGCAATAACTTTTGCGTTAGTGCTAGATATTGTATATTTAATTGGGCCATAGGCCAACTCGGCACCAGGTCGTGAGTTCACAGTTAACATAGATCTTGGAACGCTTAATCCTTCAGAGCTGGAAGAATCTAAAGATATTAAAGAATTATCAAGAGTAGAAGTTTTTGCAACCTGATCATAAACATATGTAGTCCATCTGTTTTTAATTGCAGCAATATTTACTTCATGTGTTGCTGGTGCTGTTAACAAACTAAAAGCATTTCTAGTTTTAATCCTATATTCTCCAGTTGGAGTAAATGTTCCAGCTACTGATTGTCCCTGATACTTTGCAATATCAACATCAGAAGTAATCCATTGTTCTGCAATTGTTGTTGTATTATAAACTTGATATGTATATTTAATTGCATCGTATTCTATAATTTCTTTATTTATTAATAGGTACCCAGCTTTTTGATAAAATACGTGATCTACGGCTGAATCATAAACGGATACTGGCTCTGTATATATAGATCCTCCAGCGCCCACCGATGAGTCCAATGTTTTTGTTAAAGCTGCTGCACCTAGCTGTATGATTCCAGATTCGTATACTGGATCTGCTGAAAATGAATATTGTGATGTAAGCTGTGGTGTGTATCTAACTTTAATTGCTTTTGCTGAAGGAACTGTTGTTTTTGTTAAAGAAATAATATTTGGTTGATTATCTCCAATTTTTGCATATCTAAATTTAAAGTCTGCGGTACCATTAGCAAATATATATTCTCTTGTATAGAATTGTAATATATCGCTTTCATCAAAAACTGCAATCATTTGAGTATCATTACAAAGATCTTGTATATGCTGCCACATTGTTTTTGTGCTATCTGTATAATAAAATTTAGGTGTAATTGTTGAGCTATCAGTTGTGCCCGCATTAAATTTATAATTAGTAAAACCTACACTATCTAGCAATCTTCTAATAATTGCTTGAGAAGAATAGTCTCTCATTAAAATATCTGGCGCCATTATCTTTTGAAGATAACCCGCCCCATCTAATGCAGTTATGCTAACATCACCAAATTCTGAAAGAGAAAATTCTTCAGTTGAGTAAAAAATCCCATAAGGTATTGCATCTGATCCATTAATTTTAATAAATGGGCTTATTGTAATATTTTTATAAAGGTTAATTTTATCTTTATTAAATGCAAATGTTTTATCATATATTAATCCAGACCCGTCATAGCAATTTAAATCAAGGCTTAAAGAGTTTGCTGTAACCATTCCAACTGGTGTGACTCCGTCTGATGAATTTGATGATTGCTTTCTCACGTCATATCCAACTAGTCTTTCAGTAACATCTTTAACATATTTTGCCGCAATCTCAATTACTCCAAGGTACTCATTTGCCACGCTTACTGAAGTAACTTCTACTTTAACTGTTTGCACTCCTACTGGGGATGAAGGAGTTGTAAATTGAGTGGCAGACCAAGAAGATCCGTTATAGTATAAATCTACTATTCCTGAATCTGGCACAGTAGTATTTGTTGCAATTGTTGTTTCTGTCCCTGAAAGGTTAGTTAATTTTACCGTCCATGCTGTTGGCTTACAATGAGATGTTTCAAACTTAATAGTAATTTTATTTGTAGCAGCTGTCTTTGCAGCAGGATATCCTACGGTTAAAAGGCAACCAGCAAGACTTGTCCCAGACGCTCTCTTGCTGACCCAATACTTATATTGTGTTTTTTCTCCAGGGTAGTAAAGTCTGTATGTCATATCATTAGATGCTGTATATATTGTTGGATATTGATTAACACTGCTATTCATAATAAAGTATTTAATTCCTGCCGTTTTTGGTCTACGTGGATCTATAATACTTTTTACTGGAAATAACTTTTGAAAAGGAAGAGCATCGCCAGAGGATGTTGTTACATCTGTTGAAGCAACAATTGTTGTTCCATCAATAATCTCATTCATATTGTATTCAAGCCAGCAACCTGGAATTGAAGTATATGATACAGACTTATTGATAGCGTCTAATGCTATTGTATTACTTAACATTATACCTCTTCCAGGCCGATGCTCATATCCCAAAATTCTTGTGGTGTGTCTGATGCTTTTTCTTTAACATTTCTTTTTACTAGAGTATGACTACATTGTGTAAATACAACTGTTAGTATTTCATCTCTCCCAGCAGAAGCATTATATGATATTTTAACTTTAAATGAACCTGTTCCTTTATTAAGATAAAAGGTTTTAAGATCAACTGCGCCATATCCTCCGTCTACAGTCATTGTAGTATATGAAGGAAGCATTCTCCAAGATGTGCTGATAGTTTTTTTATCAGCAGTAAAAATTTTACGTAATGTTCCATTAGCCATTCTTTGTTGCTTTTCAATTCTATTGTTATCAATGCTGACGGCATCTCTATTATGCTCACTTAATTTAGTCCAGACAGGAGTGTCATTTGTTGATGTGTCAATATATAATACTGAGCCTACGGGTAATGTAATTGCCATTATATTGTTCTACTCTCTCCTATTTGTGATTTATTAATTTTAGCATCTTTTCCTACTGCGGCAATAGTTGCTTGTGTAACCTTACGCATAAATGCATCTGTATTTTCACCCTGTGCTTGATAGAATGATTGATTAACTACAACTGTAGATCCGCTTGAAGGTGCT